CCCCGCATGGAGCGAGACACCTGGAAGCGACTTCCGTCACTTCTCGTTGCCTCCCCAGCGGAGCCTTCTGCTCTGACGGTCAATGACCCTCAGAGCAAACGGCAGCGCAGGAGGCGAAATGTCGAAGCCCAGAGAGTTTGGACAGCTCTCTGGGCTGGTCTTGTCCATGCAGGCTGGTCCTCTCTCCGTGTGGCTTGGTTTCTTCGGTCGTGGGCAGTCAAGTCCCTCCGCTCTCGCGGGGTGGCTTGGGTCTGCCTGCAACTGAAGTCTCTGAGCCACTTCGTCCGGTCCGCTTCTATGCACGTGGGGCGACCTGTCGACACTCCGCTCATCCGTAAGGATGTGCTGGAGTGCCTCTGGTCGCTTGCGTGGAAGCGGCAGCCGGACGGCTTTGCTTTCTCGCGCCTGTCTCGGGGGCTTCCGGCCCCTCCCGTTGAAGGGGAGGGGGCGGTTGCTGCGGACGCGGCGCGTTTGGCAAAGACGGAGGGGACCACACCGGACTGGGCTTTGAGGTCGATACGCGAGTTCGTCGCCACATCTGTTGGGAACAGCAGACGGCGGATTCACGTACCTACCTCTCTGCCCTCCAGCAGTGCCGCTTGCTTCGAGCTTTCGGGCTCGAAGGGCGGCACCGACGCTTTCCTCTTCAACACTGGTCTCGAGTGGCTGAAGAAGTTCGTTCCGGGGTTCTGGAGTCCTGGACGGGCCGGCTTGTTGCCCGGCCCTGTGCCAGAGTTCGCCCTTCGCGATCTTCTTCGCTACTGCCAAGACAGCCTTGGGCGTTTCTGCCTTAGGCTGGCGCGTGCATGCATGCGCCTCAGTGTTGAGGACGTCGTCGCAGTGGAGGGGTACAGGGCGATCGGGGTACTTGTCTTGCGTCACCGCGAAGCGCTTGGTCGGGGGGGTTTCTTCCCGATCAGCTTCCGGCGCTCTCGCTTGGAAGTACTTCGATCGAAGGGTTGGAAGTATCGCGCTATCGGGATCCCGTCGGCCTTGACTTTTGTCGAGGGTGACTGGATCCGTCGCAGCGCCTACCTCCTCCCTCGTGCCGATTGGGATGTTTCCGTCCCTTCTGGCACGCCTGCACCAGTGGGGTTGGCCGATCCGTCTAGCACTTTTGTGTCGGCGGATCTGACCAAGGCCACTGATGGTCTCCACTGCGACGCCGTGAGGAGCGTCGTACAAGGCCTTTTGGAGGGAGGTGTGCTGCGTCGTTCCGACGCGCCCCTCGCTCTTCTGGGCCTTGGAGCTGGACCCTATACTGAGTGGCACTATGCTCCACCTGGCGGCGCCGTTTCCGGTCGTCAGGCTTTGCATTGGGTCGCTCGTAGAGGGAGTCCGATGGGCACTCCGCTCTCCTTTGTCGTTCTCTCGTGGATCTCCGCGTGGGCCGGGCAGGCGTTTCCGTCTGCTCGCGTCCGCGGTGATGACTGCGTCGCCGCTGCTCCTGATGCAATCGCAACCCTGTGTCTCAAGGATTACGAGCTTGCACTCAACAGCGTCGGCGCCGGTCTCAACCAGGCTAAGACCTTTGTCTCGCGGGGCGTTTTCACGTTCTGCGAGGTCATTGGTCTTCGCGGGTTGCCACGTAGAGGGCGACAAGGGAAGATGTGTGTTGTTAGGGTTCCTGCTGTCTCCGTCCCGGGGGCGGCCGATCTTCTCGGTGACGAGTTGCTCGGCCGCCGCTTTGGGAGACGGCAGGAGAGGGTCGCGCGGACTCTTCAGCCTCGACTGGCCCGTGATCCCCTTCGATGTGTTCCCACATCGTTGGGCGGTCGCGGTTTCCTGTCGAGAGGTCTGCGCGCTCCTCTGGGAGTCAGGAAGCGTCTTGCGACTGCGGTTTCCCGCGGCTGCGAGTCCTTCCCGGTTCCCGACCCTAAGAACACATATCGTGCGGAGGGCCTCTTCCCCCGTTCTCACGTTCTTGACTTCTCCCGGGCGCCTGAGGCCCGTGCGATCTCCCGTGACCTTTCGGCCACGTGGAAGCTCTCCACGGTCCCTCTGCCCGGGCGGGTCAAGATCAGGGCCGACGAGTTTACTGCCGCGCTGGAGACGGAGATCACTG